GTAAACCTTCTTTTTTAAATCGTCAATTTGATCAGACGTGAGAAGATCGAGGACTTGGCGTGCTTTTTGATTGCTATAACCATAATACTCTTTAACTACTTCCACGTCACTGCTTTTTTGAGCCTTGGCCCATTTAGAAAATCTTTTCTTTTTTCTAACTATATTTATAAGAAAGTCAAATTGTAGACGATTATCAAGATGCGCGTTAAGATTCATTTCATTGGCAAATAAAACTGTGTCATTGAAATAAGACAAACTACGATTTACCATAAAAGCGTTATAAGCTTTTTCAGTGATATCATCAACCATAATATTAGACTTACCATGATTAATATCATTTACAAACTCAAAGGGATTCACGAAGCATCTCCTCGGTAAAATAAATCGTATCAACTTTATTAGCATGCTTGCCATTCACATAAAGCTGTGGAACAGTCGTATGACCTTCTTTGCGCAAAAATTCTTTTTGTTCAGGCATTTTTGAGATATTAACCTCTTGAAACAAATAGCCCCAGTCACTTAGTTTATTTTTCATGATATCGCAAAAATCACAGCCAAGTTGCGTATAAAGAATGATTTCAGGAGAATCGGACATTAGCCATAACCTCCGTAAGACATGCTACAACATTAAGTTCATGATCAGCAACGAACGCGTTTTTGTACTGATAGTCAGCAAGAATAAGAACCAACTGTGGAATTGATTGTGGTTCAATTTTATCAGCCATGCGATCATAGATACCACGAAAGATTGCAGCAGCATCAGTATCTATATTGTTGACAACCCATGACCGCATTTTCTTAAAGTCTTTTTCTTTTAAATAAGTGAAAAGATCGTCATAGCCAGTTGCTGATTCGTTGACTTGAAAACCAGTATGAGATCCACGTTGAAGTTCGTTAAGAATCCTGCGCCAGTCCGGTGCAAACTTCATAATAAGTGGTGGTAATACTTTCTTATCGTATTGTACACCTTCTTTATCAAGAATAACGCATGCACGTTCCATAAATTGACCGCAAAGTTCTATCATGCCTATTTTAGTCGTATTGAATTCGTATACACCACAACGAGAATGAAGTGGTTCGATAATACGATTTTTAAAATTACATGTAAGAATAAACCGGCAATTGTTGGCAAACTCTTCAATAAAACCACGAAGTGCTGGTTGAGTTGACTGAGGATTTAGGTAATCTGCCTCATCAAGAATGACGACTTTGTATCCGCCTTGAAGTGAGATAGAAGAAGCAAACTGTTTGATTTTACCACGAAGAGTATCGATGTTGCCTTCTTCAGAACCATTGATTAAAATATAATCAAGATTGAGTTCATTACAAAGAGCTTTTGCAATGGTAGTCTTACCTAGACCAGCCGTACCGGTAAACAACATGTTAGGAAGTTCACCAGACTCAACAATCTTTTGAAAGGTTTGTTTAAGAGGCGTTGGTAAGATACATTCAGAAACTGTTTTAGGCCGATACTTTTCGACCCAGAGGAAATCATTAGACATTCACATACTCCATAATATAAAAAAGGTGAGGGCTAACCTTGGCCCTCGGCGAGTGTATTTCGGCACCACCCGCAAGGCATTAACCTTGTTCTTCGGCAACTTCTTCCATTGCTGCTTCTTGTTCAGCTTGTTCGCATAGCTGAATGATTTGAATTGATTGATCACGAAGACCACCAATTGTAGAGAGTTCTTCTCCCTTAATAGCACCACGTTGAGTCATCGCATCAACAACTGCGATCATAGAACGAGCTGTACGATTTGACAATTCACGTAGTTGTGTCAGAGTTTCTGTCGACATATTATACTCCAAAAGTTGAGGTTTTTTCAAGAGCAATCCAGTATTTTATGTCTAGACTTTTATGACTAAATTGCGTAATGAGTTTAGATGAAATCTGTACCTCATAATCACCAGGTAAGATTTTTAAGTTATTTGTACTCAGGATAAAGTTAAACATAGCATCTTCTGCAAATTCACCATCAACATCGATGGAGAAAGCATTTGATGTCATGTTTTGAGAGTCAACCACAGAAAGACTGAGTACGCCATCCTTACCAGAAATACAAATTTCACTATGACCAAGAGTTGATGCTGCGCGCTTAAGCTTATTCATCGTATCATTGTCAAGTGTAAACTTTACATTTGCTTTTGGCATTGTGATATCTTTTTGTGGTGTTGTCAAAGTATCTTCTGATGAATAGAAGTACTTTACTTTAGAGCGGCCGGTTGAATCATTGACAATAACAAATTCATCTTGGAATTTGAGATTCGGTTGATCAACAAGACTAAGGACGCCCATAAATTCATTGAGATCGTAGATACCAAAGTCGACTGGAAACTCTTCAGCAACAGTCGCTCTGGCTAGAACGGTGCGTGCTTCAGAGATAGTCTTAATGGTGTTACCAGTACGAATCATCATGTTTGGATTAATACCTGAAAAGTTTTTCAAGATATTAAGAGTGTTTTCGCTGAGTTCCATAATATACCTCTTTGTGCTTGATTAATAAGTTATTATAACATATAATCATTAAATTGTAAACCAATTATTTAATCTTTGAGAAATTTTTGTCTTTGATAAACTCAATTTTGTTTTCGAACTTGCCATCAAGAATTTCTCCTTTATGAGAGATGATAAAGATATTCGTATCATCGCCAAGCGTGTGAAGAATTTTAAGAAGATTGTCTACACCTTCATGATCAAGAGAAGAATCAAACGTTTCATCCAACATAAGAAGATTTGTTGCTACGCTATTCTTCATCTTAGCAATTTGTCTCCACGTAAAGAGAAGAGCCAAATCAATTCTTTGCTTTTCACCTTCAGAAAAAGAATCATACGTAAACTCATCACGATGACGAGATCGAATAGTTTCATTAAACTCTTCATCGAGATCAAACGCAACATAAAAGTCGAGTACTTGAAGGTATTGCTTTATCAGCTGATTCATAACGGGTAGATACTGTTTAATAATTTTTGTTTTGATTCCAGTATCTTTAAGCATTTCATTAATAGCAGACTTATAAGAATATTCTTCATTTAATCTCATCTTATTATCCATAAGAGAAGAAAGACGTGCTTTTATATTTTCTAGTTCTTTTTCTGCTGCTTTTAAATCAGCGGTGGCTGATCCAGCGATATCTTTTCTGAGATCTGTAATTTCACCCTGTATCCTATTAATTTGTTGTATGTTAGAATGTAGGATATTTTGTTTGTCTCGTATTTCGGAAAGTGTATCAGTTGTGTCTGAAATAGTTTGTTCAACTTGATCTGACTCTTCAGTGAGCTTACCCATGGCACTTTGTAATTCTTTTGCCTTAGACTTAGCCGTAGAGAGTTTTTCTTGTCTTCGTTTTTGATCAATATCTTGATCGCAGGTTGGGCATGTTTCATTTTCTTCGTAAAACTTTGCATCTTTAACGACTGTTGCCATTTGTTGCTTGAATTGTGCGCTGTACTGTATGAGTGATTGTTTTCTATTGTTGAGTTGATTAAGTTCATTTTGAATATTTTCCTGCTTACCTTCGATTTCTTTACTAATGTTAGCGTTATCCAATTCTAATTTTTCAATCTGAGAAGACTTTGTTGAAATCTGAGTTTCTTTATATGTGATAGCCTCATCAGTAATTTTTTTTACATCAGCAATATATTTCTTTTGCGTATCAAATTTATTTTTACCCAAATCTATTTGATATGATATATCTTTTAAATTTTCTTTGATAACATTAACTTCTTCTTTAAGAAGTTGATTCATCTTTGAAAAAACGCCAATATCAAGAAGATCTTCAATCACAAGCCTACGATTATGTGGATTTAGCTGCATAAATGGTACGAAGTTCGAAGAACCAAGTATCACAACCTGATGAAATGACTTATGATTTAGTTTAAGAATGTTTTGTTCAAGAATACGTTGATATTCTTTGGCATGCGAAGATTGATTAATCATTTCACCATTCTTCCAGATTTCAAAGATACCAGGTTTAATTCCACGAACTACTTTAAATTGAGCAGCACCAACTTGAAACTCAACTTCAACAACACATTGCTTATTGTTAATCCTATCTC